GCACCGATCGCGACAACCGCGCCGAGGAACCAGCCGACCGGAGTGAGTGCAATTGCTACGCCCAGGCCCTTCAAGGCGAGTGCCAGGTTGAGAACACTCATCACCAGCCCGCCGCCGATGTACAAACCGATCGCCGCGAAAATCAGATTCGCACCACCGAACGCGTCGCTCAGATCGCCGACAAGATTGATCAGTGGCTTGATTCCACCGTACAGATCACCGATGAAACCCGTGACCTTTTCAATGTTGCCGGGCAGGTTTTCAGCAAAGCTGGTCGCGAATGCCTCGATCTGCGGTCGATACTTGACGATGTTGTCGATCAACTTCGAGCCCAGAATGTTCAGCTGCGGCACCAGCGAGCTGCCGATTGAATTGCCAACCCCACTCAGAGCGGCGTGAAGCGTGTCCAGTGTGTCACCAAAGGTCTCGCCCTCACGCACAGCGCTATCGGAGATGACGATACCCAGGCGACGAGCTTCGTCCGCCATGTCCTTGATGCCCGCGCCACCGCCACGGATCAGTGGCAGCAACTCGGTAGCGCTTTTACCGAATATCTTCACCGCCGCTTCCGCCTGCAAGGACGGGTCTTTGATCTTGGAGATTCGGTCAACAAACGTATCGAACAAGGCATCCGTGCTTTTCAGCTTGCCGGACGAATCCTTGATGCTGATGCCCAAACCTTTGAACATGTCCTTCAGGTCTTTCGAACCTGCCGTCGCCTTACCTACGTTGACCTGCATTTTCTGTAGGGCACCGCCCAAGGTTTCGGCAGAGGAACCGGTCAGCTTCGCCGCAAAGCTCAGCTCCTGGAACCTCTCACGGCTGATGCCCGTGCGCTCGGCGGTGTCGCCGATCGCGCCAGTGGCATCAGCGAAGCCCTGGAAGAACAGATTCAAGGCGGCACCGGTGATGCCTAGTGTCGCGCCCGACCCCAAGATTCTCTTCGCACTTGAACTGACCGCAGTGCCTATTCCGCCAATAGCGCCACCAACACCCTTGAGGCTGTTCGCGAACACTGGCAGGCCAGTTCGATCAAGTGCGCCGGACACACCGGCACTGGCCTGCTTAACCTTGGAGAAAATGCCGCGCAATGGAGCGGTGAGCTTGTCGACAGCCTTGATGACGACGTCTAGGGAGTATCCTTTGTTTGCCATCCGACCCATTCCTCAGTGCGTTCCAGCCACCAGTCCAGCTGTTCGAAATCCATTTCCATGACTTCCGTGGGCTGAACGCCCATCACCTTGACGACGACAGTCACTCCTGACTCCCACCCCCGAGGTGCTTCAGTAAAAAATCTCGGGCTTCCTGAATCAGGACCGCCTGATCATCCTCGCTGAGTTCTTCGATCATGGCGGGTGGCTGTCCAACCATCTTGGCTGCCAGGTCAATCAGGGTGGCGAAGTCCATGTCGACGCCACCGCTGCCCTTGCCGTCTGAGGTAATGCGTAGCGCGTGGCCACGCAGGTACTTCAACTTCCGGATGACGGTGACCTCGGTGAAGGATTGCTTGCCAAACTCCGCCGGCTCGACCAGCTGGATAACTTTTTCCTTTGCCATCAGCGAACCTCCTCAGCCGACATGCCTTCGAGACGAAGAGCAATGTTGCCCTCTTCGGTGTTGCCGGTGCCCTCTCCGGCGTACCAGGCTTCACGCAGCATGATGACCTTGCCGTTTGCCAGTTCCAACGTGGCCGTGGCGTCATCAAGGGTGACCAGGTCTTCCAGATTCAACTCATTGCGGTCAGTGATCTCGCCCTCAATGAAAGGAACCTGCGGCACTTCCTTGTAGCCGTGGACGCGATCGCTACCGACCACACCCTCTTTCTTCGGCTTGCCGAGGTTGTAGGTGAAGTTGCCTTTGGCGAAGTACATGTCGCCGTTGACCTTCAAGGCGATGATCCCGCCGATGCGGTTTTTGCCTGCCATGTTCTATTTCTCCTGGCCGCCGCCGTTACAGGCGGAACTGAATTTTGTTGGCGACGATCCGCAGTTGATTGACCAGGTCCGGAGGCAAGAGCACATCCATCCGGTTCGGGTCACTGGCATTGCGCTCGGCAATGAGGTTGGCCTTGAAGTTGTCGATGTTTTCGACCAGGCCCAAATCCTCCCACTCGCGGAACTTGGCGATGGCTTCCGCCTTCATCACGACCGGGGTGACTACTGCCTGACCGATGCCGTAACGGGTGCCGTCGTCGGCGAGTTTGTGGCGCGGGTACTTGCGCAGGACGTAATCGCGCCAGTCGTGTCGGATGTACATCAGGGTGAACAGCGTTTCGCTGTCCAGGTAACTGATATCCGATGCGCCCGCTACATTGGTTTTGTAGGTAGTGATCAAGCGCTCGACGAGCATCACGCCATCGGTGCTCACCTTCGTGGTCGCGATGCCGTCGAACAACAGCAGGTTGCGCTCCTGGTTGGTCAGTCGATTGGCGGCTGCCGGTGGCAGGCACCACACGTAAGGCAGGTTCTGAATCGGGCGAGCTGGATCAATGGCCGCGTAGTACGCAGCGATCGCCATCGTTTCAGCAGCCTTTTCATAAGCCGGCATCGGCTCGTCGTTGGCCATCGCGATGACCAGGTGCTCATTGTTGTGGGTTCGCCCCAGAGCACTGAGCGTACCCTGCGTACCGCGCGCGGCCGTAAAGGCATGCGCTTCAATCTCACGACCCCAGGCAAAGCGACTATCCAGCTCTACCTTGAGCTCGGCCAACGTTGCGGCATCGGAATACGCGACGCCCCAGGCGTGGAACCACTCATCACCGATAGCAGCCAGTGCCGTGGCCAGCGAAGGGTTGCTGGTGCCGCCTGCAAGCCCGGTGATAACAAGCGTCACCCCCGCAGGGAGCGCCTGGCCGACGTAGTAATTCACGCGTGCGTTGATGCTGTTGCCAGCTTCGCCTTTATGACGACTGGTGAGCGTGACCGTGCCGGTAGCGGCCGCGGCGGTAACCGGCATGTCGGTGGCAGCCGTGATTGCCGCGGCGACGGCAGTGGCAATGATCGCGGCAGTATTGCCGCTGATAACGCCAACGGATACACGCCGGCCAGCGATCATCAGTTCGATGGTGCCCGACGCTGTGGCGGTGCCGGTGAATACCAGGGTGCCGGTCGCTGCCACGCCGGCGGCATTATCAACCAATGGCATGACTTGCAGTTCGGTGTAGCTATCAACGGCCAAAGCCGCACGGACCATGCCGGCCAGCATCGAACCAGCACCGAACTGGGTGTCGGCTTGCGCAGCGCTGGTGATACGGATCAACGCGCCCGCTGGCGCAAGGCCGGCGACGAGCTTTTGCCCGATTAGCAGACGACGATAAGTCACGGCCTGAGGGCCACTCACCGCCTGGCTGTTATCGATCTCGCTGTACACGCCTGGCTTGCGCAGGGCGCCGGGGCCCGGGATTGTGTTAAATCCGATGCTCATTGTTTGTCACCCTTGGGTTTCAGGTCCTGCACGGCAGGCTCGACGATTTCAATGTCACCGGCCGCTGCCTTGCGGACCCAGTAACTGTTCATTTCAACCAGCTTGCCTTCCACCGGCAGGGCTTCATAAGTCACCGGGTCGCGCACCAGGCAGCCGACGGCGGGTTTAACGTGCTGTTGCGTTGTCATGGGTTCAGGTCCTCGATGATCGTTTTGGCACGATCCGCCGGATTGGGTTGTGCGTGGTTCAGGCTGTACTCGGTCGTGACCGTGTTCAGGTCAGGAAGGCTCTGGTTGAACAGGTCATCAGGGTAACGATCGAAGTACTCGGCTTCGAAGATCACGCGGCAGGCGCCGGTGAGTTGCTCCGACTGATCGAGCAGGACCATGCGCGAGCGAACGTATTGCAGATCGTTTGCCGTGCCGCCGAGGGTGTCGTCCATAAGCAGGAGACGTTCGACCTGCCGAGCCAACGTATCGAGGGTGTCGTCCAGTGCCGCATTACCTTCGGCGTGGATCTCCACCACCAACTCGACTCTGCGGAGGTACTCGCGCGGGGCCTGGTTAAAGATCTCGCCCGCCTCATCCATCGTGTAAACGATGATTGCAGGGAGCTCGCTCTGCCATTCGTTGGAAATTAACGGCGCCACGCGGCTGGCATAAACGCTAGCCCCGGCGTTGGTGGCGCCCAGCAAGACCGCAACGGCCTGCTTGCGGATCAGTTCTCGTGGGTGGGCCATGTTTAAGCCTTACGGAGGAAGAGCGTCACGCCTGCAACACCATCGGCTTGCACGTCGTTGATGGTGTACACAACGCCCCGGGCCTGGACGCGGTCCCGACTCGTTGGCTTGTTGGGCAAGTCGATCAGGCGAACGCCGAGGATCGGGTTGTTGCTCGATACCGGCGCACCCGTCTCCGGATCAGCGGAGACATGAGCGGTATCAAACACGGCTTGGGCCAGTGGCACGCCGGGCGCGACTCCATCAGTCAGCCAATACACAGCGCCCTCAGGATCGAGGGACGCTGATGGTTCGCTGAAGGTGCGGATCGAAACGCCAAGCATGCGCTGGGCCATTGAGGCCCAGCCCATTACACCGGTGCCGGAGCGGAGACACCGTTGAGTCGGCAGGCACCGGTCGCACTCGGGTTAGCCGCGATCTCGGTGGCCATGCCGACCAGTACCAGGCCGGTGGCAGAGACGTTGGTCAGCACTCGGGTGCTGGTGTTCATGAACAGCAGGTCGCCAACCGCCCATGCTTGGGCGCTGGTCTTGTTCAGGCCAAACACGCCGTCGAGCTTGAGCACCACAGGCGCGCCGGCAACTTCGGTCGTGGCCGCCACACCGATAATCGCGCCGACTTTGTAAAGCTCGCCCGAGGTGGTGCCGCCGGCCGGTGCAGGAACGGTGATGCAGTCACCGTGCTGGATGAAAGTCTTCATAAGGTCCCCTTCAGAGACTGAAACTGGATAACAAAAAGGGCGCCACGCGGCGCCCTTTGGGGTTCAGGTTGAACTGGAGAGTTATGCGCCCGGGTTCTTGTACGCGCCGCGGTAATCGATCCAGCCAGCACCGAACACGAGACGGGCCTTGATCTCCATACCGTCGACTTCGAAACCTTCGCGGGTTTCGGTGAAAACGCCCTGCTCGCCTTCGAGGTATGCGTATTCAAAGGTGTCGACGGCTCCCGGTGCGGCATACAGGTACCACTGGTTACCAGTGATGCGAGCATCCACGATCACGGTCAGCGAGGCGTTGCGCACATCGTTGATGTCGGCGCTCTTCGCTGGCACGTAATTGGAACTGGTGAACTGGAACGCCTCGAGCTCTTTGTCAGGGCCGACAACCAGGTATTCCGGCGCCAAGTTGAGGAACTCCCCCGCCTTGCTTTTCTGTTTGCGCATCGCAGCGCGAGCCGCCGCCAGGGTGGTGGTGTTGATAGCACCGCCGCTCCCTGCAACGTTGCCATGGGCCGCGTCGAAGAATGGGGTACCGTCAGTGAAGTTGGGGTTTCCGAGCAGAAGCGCCCAGACCACGTTGGACTCAGTCGCAGCAGCGGCGTTACCCAGCGCTGCCGGGATGCGAGTGAGCGCTCCCAGGTCATCGTTAACGATGGTTTCCCAGGTGATGGCGATGATCTTACCGAACTTGGCAACCTTGATCGGGGCCCCGTCTTCCGACAGCGTCCCGTACTTGTACTCACCGTGCTCCTTGACCTGCTCCAGCGCAGCAATATCACCCAGCGCGGCGCGAGTCACGGCACGGAAGTCCGGCACAGAGGTCTGACGGCCCAGTGGACGCCAGGTCTGCGGCGCGTTGGTGTAGGCATCGCGCAGGGTGCGATTGACGGTGCTGCCCAGCAGCAGCGGGAAATCGCTGGTCGTGTGCATGCCGGCAGCCCGAACGGCTTGACGATCACAGCCCAAGGCCGCACGGGCCAGTTCCTGCGGCGTCATGCCTCGTGCATTACCGCCGGACATCTCGACGAACTCCCGAGCCATGTCCACCAGGCGCATGCCACGGAACTCACGGCCGGCATCTTCGAGCTTGATTTTAGCGTCGCAGCGGTGCAACAAAGCGTTCTGCATGGCTTCGCGTTTCGCCGTCAGAACGGTCTGGTCTTGTCCGCCAGTCACCACAGTTTGCTGGCTGTTGCGGGTGGTCGGCTGATCCTTTGCCTGGCGCTCAGCGAGCTTGTCGATCAGCGCAGAACTGGCATCGGCAACCGACACGCCGCGCTCGATCAAGTCATCGACAAAGGCTTCGTCATTGAGATTCACCTTGCGAGCCATGGTGCGGATGCTCAAACTGCGTTTACGCTCATTCTCAGCAGATTCACGGCGCAGGGTTTCGTCGGCCGCGCGTTTCGCTTCTTCCGCCGCGCGCTTCTCTTCTTCGGTCATTGCATCTTCCTCTTGGGTCGTAGGCACGGCGGCCGTTGTTCCGGTTGGCTGGTTTGCCTCCCGAACTTCAAAAATGGTGTTGAAGCGCTGCCCTTTGTATTCGTCGGCAGTCTTGGCGCTGCGGAACTTGCCGCCGTCGTCGAAGCCGATCGGAACCAGTGAAAGCTCCATGGGCTCCCAATCGACGGCGCGATAGGTCGGCAGCTTGTCGTCGGCGCTTTCGGTCACCTCGTATCGGTGCACCGCGTAGCCGACGCTGATGTTGCGAAGGATCCCGTCCTGGACATCGCTGAATATTTTCTCGACGT